CACCTATTACAGTGCCTTGAACGCCAACCTGGTGGCGAATGAGGTCTTTTTTGATAGTGCCTCTATAAGAGAGAATGTAGTATCACTTGCTAAGTTAGTTGGATATACCCCAAGGTCTGCAAAGGCAGCAAAGGCAACTATAAGTATGGACTTCTTGGTTACTCCTTCTCAAGAGTCATTAACCATCAAGAAAGGTACTGCCTTTGTGGGTGCTAATGGTGAAGGAACCTTTGTATTCAGTGTTTTAGCAGATGTTACGAGAGAAGCATATGTTGATGGTAATGGAATACGTCGTGTCACCTTTACAGACATTGACATTTACCAAGGAAACCTTTTAGAACTTAATTATACAGTAGATACATCTACAAAACAGTCATTTATAGTTCCTAGTGCTGATGCAGACGTTGATTTGATCAGTGTTACTATAGATCAGGCAGATAATGCAATTCCAATGTCTTACAAACCAGTAAAAGACATTACTGAGATTGCTGCAACTGATAGAATCTACTTTATACAAGAAAATAAGAGTGAACAGTTTGAACTTATCTTTGGAGATGGAGTATTTGGTAGAAAATTAGTCAGTCAGGATAAAATTAACATTGAATACCTCAATACTAACAAAAGTGCAGGTAATGAGTGTACTAGTTTTGAATTTGTAGGTAGTATTACATCTGGAAACACTATAATAACAGAATTACAACCTACAATTACGGTAACTACCAGTTCTGTTGGTGGTGCTGAGCCAGAAAGCGTAAGTTCTATTAAGTATTTGGCTCCAAGATACTACTCTTCTCAAAGAAGAGCCGTAACAGTACGGGATTATGAAACCTTAGTAGCGGAATTATATCCAAACTTACAATCTTTATCTGTATATGGTGGAGAAGAAGCAAGTCCTCCGCAATATGGAAAAGTATATATTGTAGCAAAGCCCAATGGTGCAGAATCACTTACAACTACTGCTAAGAAAGAATTACAGAAATCAATTAAGAAATATACCATCCTTACGGTTATTCCAGAAATTCTAGATCCATCTTTCCTATATTTGGAGATAAGTTCCTTTGTATACTACAATAGTAACAGATCAAGAAGGAAATCAGCTGATATTGCAAATGTAGTAAGGGGAACGATACAGAGTTTCGGAAATAACAGGGATTTGGAGCGTTTTAACGGTAAATTTAAATATTCTAAGCTGATTGGTCAAATAGATGCTGCAGATTCTGGTATAACATCCAATATTACTCGTATTAGGATGAAAAAGAACATCCAAGCACTGACTAATGTGTTTGCATCTTATAAAATTTGTTATGGTAATGTAATTTCACAAAATACCGACTTAGTATCGACTGGATTCAAGTTAACAGGAGAAGATCAGTCATATATTTGGTATTTGGAGAAATACGGTACAGACAGTATTGCAATTTATCGTGTAGATGGAAGTGAAAAGAAATACTATAGTCAAAACATAGGAACTATTGACTATTCGATGGGTGAAATAAATATCAATGGTATTAATATCAGTTCTACAGTGGGAAACACAGAATATATCTCTGTATCACTAGTACCTGCATCAAATGATATTATTGCCTTGAGAGATCTGTATTTAACAATAGCAGATTCAGATATTTCAGTTTCAACAGTTCTAGATGAGACAGCATCTTCATCTAGAACATCAGGAGTAGGTCAAACCCCAATTTATAGCTAATGTTCAATTCTCTGCAAGTATCGAATGCCATTGAGCAGCAGGTTCCAGATTACCTGTCAAATGACTATCCAAATTTTATTGCATTTATCAAGGACTACTATAGATTCCTAGAAACCAATGGTAATGCCTTAGATTTACTAGATGGGTTAACAGAATTAGTTGATATTGATACTTACACTGGTGCAGACGCTACTGCCACTCTAGAGGGTGCTGTAACTGCCTCAGATACGTCTATTACCGTTTTAGGGTATGTAGAGTTCCCTAGAAATAATGGACTGCTTAAAATCGACGATGAGGTCATATTTTACAAGAATTTAGAAGCTAAAGAAGATGGTGGTGTTAAGAAAACTGTTTTCAGTGATTGTGTAAGAGGATGGACTTATAATACACTAACTCTTGATGGAGGATTCACTGCTAACATTGTTACAACTGCTGCAGATCACTCTAGTGCTGCAATTGTCTATAATCAGTCATATACTTACATTTTATACTTCCTAGAGCAACTTAGGGAGCAGTATTTAATAGATTTTCCTCAAAATGTATTAAAAGACAATTTAGACCTTGTAAACGTTGATTTCCTTTTAAAAAAAGCAAAAGATTTCTATCTTGCAAAAGGAACTCCTCAAGGAATTGATTATTACTTCAAATTCCTCTTTCAGGAGAAACCAGAGCTTAAAAATTACAATGAAGCACTAATAGATGCTTCAAATGCGACTTATCAGAGTAAAGAGATCGTTAGATTAGAATCTTTAGATAATTACGATCCAAGATTACTTGATGGTGCATCTTTGATACAAGGAACTAATGAATTTCCAATACAGACAGTAGAAAGTGTCTTTTCCTACTCAAGTCAAGTATATGAGGTTGAATTGTCAAATGGGCAACTTTTAACTCCAACAAGATTTACAAAAATCACTTCTGCACTCTCTGGCAATAAATTATTCGTAGATTCCACTCATGAGTTCCCAAAAACAGGATATTTGCGTATTGGGCAAGCTCTAGTTGAATATACTGGAAAAACACTTAATTATTTCAAAGTTAAGGACTTTGGTGCTACAAGATATAAAGTTGGAGATAAAATCTGGGATCATTCTAGTTTAGCAACAGTAAAGACAAGACCAGACATATTCTTTGCACTTTATGCTGGAGTTTCAAGTTTTAATGTAGATTCTTCATTTACCTCTTATCAAGTTAATGATATTGGTACTGTAATTGATATTGTTAGTCAAGATGACTTAATTCTTAATAATTGGTATTTTAACGATCTTTTACCTTGTACAGTTAATATTGGATTCTTATCTGGTGTTAATACTGTTTGGTATGACGATGAATCTGCTTATGTTTATACATCAAGTATTCCATACTACGATATTTTCACAATACCTAGTAATATCATCCTAGAGGATGGAGATTGGATTAGACGCTTCCCAAGGTCATTTAATCGTAATACAGAAGGAAATAGAGAAGATATACCAACTAATGAACCTATAGGTTTCTTAAGAGATGGAACTGCTGTTTTAAGTTGGAAAAGTTCCACAACTATTACTAGAGGTAAATTAGAGAGTATTACTATTGAATCTGGTGGAGATAATTATAATGTCAATAATCCTCCTTCAATTATCGTTGATGTACCTAGAGGAGAAAATGGAGAAGACCTTACAATACCTGCTTTGGTTAATCCAGTTAGTGGACATGAAGGAACAAGAGCAGAAGCAGAATTAATTGTACATGGATCGCTAAAAGAGGTTTATATTGAAAATTCTGGTTTAAGTTACCCTAAGAATATTAGTATTGATATTATTAAGGATTCAAGTGATACTGAGTACACTGGTACTGATTTTTCACCAGCTATAGTTCAGCCAATTGTAGTTAATGGTAAAATAACAAAAGTAAGGATTATAGATCCTGGAAAGGGTTATAGTAAACAACCAATAATAAGAATTACTCCAGTTCTCAATCAACAAGCTGGTGTAGTAGAAAATGCTATATTAAGTGCTTTTGTTACTGGTCCTATTTCTAAAGTTAATATAACCAATTCTGGTGCAAGATATATGCAGGATCCTACTTATGCACTTACAAAGGGTTCTAGTGCTACTGGATTCGTAACAATATCTAATGGTCAGATTATACAAGCAACAGTTATCAATGGTGGTCAGCAATACAATAGTCCACCAGTAGTAACCATTAAAGATAATGCTAATACTGGAAGTGGTGCTATTATAGTACCAACTATGAGTGCTGGTGCAGTTACAGGATTAAAGGTAATAAATGGTGGAATTAACTATTCAGATAATGGAGTTACCTTAGATATTGCAGAACCAGGTTCTGGAGATATATTATTACCTAATGTAACTAAATGGGATCTTATTAATAACTTTGATAATAATAATATCTCAAATTACTATGATGAACCATCTGGACTATTTTTAGCAGGTGAAAGAGCAATTGAACAAGATGGACAAAATTATATTGGTAAAAAACTAACAGTATTGGGTCCACCTAGAAATTTAACTATTAAAGAAGATGGTGTTATATCTACACTTGATTTCACAGATGCAACAGTTCATTCTCCAATTATTGGTTGGGCATTAGATGGTGCTCCAATATATGGTCCTTTTGGATATAAAAATGCATATGAGGCAGATCCTGCTCAGATTAAGAAAATGCAGAGTGGATATGTCAAATGGACATCTGTACAGCATGAAACTAATCAAGATCCTATTAGAGTAGAAGCTTCTAATATACAAGGTCTTGATACTTATATTTTAGGGTCTTTTGCTCAAGATTATCACTGGAGTCCACTTGCTGCTGATTTAGATGAGCAAAATGGTAGATTCTGTGTTACACCAGAGTTTCCAAATGGTGTCTACGCTTATTTCATGACCTATGACTTAAGTTCAAATAATATCATTCAAAGTGGATATCCATTTTTTGTTGGACCAAAATTTGCAGGAGTAACATATAAAGATTTTAATGATTTAGAAATTGTAGATACTGATGCTATTAGTAATGTTACTAGATACGTTTCTGCTGAATCTACAACAGTATCAAGAGCTATTGATAAAGGTAGTTTCCAAGTAGCATCTATACCAACATCATCTTTAGCTACTTTAGATTCTATTAAGATAATAAGTGGTGGAACTGGATATAAGATTGGTGATACTGTAGTATTTGATAGTACTGATACTGAAGGATTTGGTGCTAGTGGATATGTTAGTGTATTGGATGGTCAACCAGTAACTAGTGTTGCTTTTGCTGAGTATCATTATCTTGAGTATTCAAATGAATTACAGCATTTTACAGTTGGACAAACAATAAAGAATAATGACACTTTCCAAGGAACTATACACAGTATAGACCCTAATAATAGAAGAGTATATTTAGATGCTGTTACTAGTCATCCAGTAGTAGGAGACGAGATATATGATGATACTTTAGTAGTAGATACTAGCGTATCTAGTGAATTAGCAGGTGATGATAAAAGTAGTATTTCTGTTACTGCTAATGTAACTGGAGCATTATTAACTCAAGATCTTAGTAGTGTTGATACTTATTTCTCTCTAGGAAGCTTTACTAATGGAAGTATTTCTGATTTTTATTCTACAACCGAATTAAAGTATATTAAAATTGATGATGAGTATATGAAGGTGCTTAAGCAAGTTACTGGTCATCTATTTGTTTTAAGAGGTCAATCTGGAACTATTCCAGCAGCACATGCTAATGGTGCTTCTATAACTTTATGTGACGCTATTGAAGTATTTGATAGCTCTCCATTTGTTATTGGAGATGTTATAAAGATTAATAATGAAAATGCTAATGTTGTTGATATTCAAATTACGAAGGAATCCAATTTCTTAAGAACTAGAATTGTAGATGGAACTGGAACTACTTCTGGTAATACTTATTATTTGTATTTGAATAAGGTAATTCAAAATTTATCTGGTGTTACTGGTGATGTTGTAAATTTAGATGGTGATAGTAATATTGAAGATTTAACATTAACTCAAGGAACTTTTGATGCTAGTCCTATTCCTGAGATAGTAGTTGGTACACAAACTTATGATCCTACTGCAGTTATTAGTGATAATATTAATATTCAAACATCAACTTATAAACATTTACTTATTGTTGAGAGGTCTACTTATGGAACTACTATTGCTCAACATTACCCTAGAACAACAGTTAATAGATTAACTAGAGTTTATGCTACAGTTACAAAATATGAACAAAATAGAATATTAACTAGTGTTCTTGCTCAAAATAATGGATTAGCTTCAAATGATCATGTAACAATAGAAGCATCTACTGCACAAGCAATTAGTGTAAATATAACCTTATCTGGTTCTACACTAACTCAAGGTGGATTTACTGAATTAAATGGAAACTATTATAAGACATTTTATGAAGGATCTTCATATAATTATGTTAAGAGTGGTGGTGATCCATTCTCGGTCTCTTTCTTTAGTCCAGGATCTAGTGCTAAACAAAGAGAATACTTTGATGTTCGTATTACTAAACAGATAGATGCTGGAACTGGTCAATTAACATCATTTACAATTTATCCAGATTCTTCTGATTTGACTGAATATGTATTAAGAATTACCAATTTAAATGATGGATCTGTTGTTGATGTACATGCATCTACTGTTCCAGAACCAATTAATGGTGAATATTTAGTCGTTAATTCTGGTAGTGCTAATTTTGAGATATACACTCCTATTAGTCCAATTACTCTATTAACTAACCTTTATAACGCAAATACCTTTAAATATAATACAAATTCACCTACAGCAACTGGTCCTATAAAAGTTGCTACTTTAACCTCTGGTGGATTTGATTATGATATAATTCCTGCAATTACTGGAGTTAATAGTACTGCAGGTATTAATGCTATATTAGAACCAATATCAAAAACTATTGGTAGTATACAAACAGTTAAATCAATTACCTCTGGATATGGATATAATCCAGCATCAGATAATAGACCCTCATTAGTATTTCCTCAGATTTCAAAAATATCTCAAAACTTTGTAGTTTCTGATGTAACTATTACTGATTCTGGTGAAGGGTATGTATTTACTCCAAGAGTTGTTGTTACTGGTGGAGGATTATCTGCTGGTGATTCTGGGCATCTTACAGTAGATCCAGTAGTTGTAAGTGGTAAGGTATTAGAATTACCAATTACATTTGAAGGTATTAGATATTCTACTGCACCTATATTGGATATTGAGAAGTATTATTATACTACACTTAATAGTAGTGGTGATTTGCAGTTTAAATTTAACTTTAAAGATTATTTCCGAGATAATGATGCTTATAAGATTAGAGCATATTATAATGGTGGAGCGAATTATTTAGAAAGTGGAACTTTCTATGCATATATTGATACCATTACTATGAAGAACAGATATACTAGTGGTGGTAGTGATTATGTTGATCCATTAAGTACTAATGCTGTTGGTAGTGGTGGTGCCTTTGATAAAGCAATTATAGTTCCAAATGGAGTTACTATTGAATATTATCAAGTAATTTTATTAGAAAGAAAAGCAACAGCAACTGCTACAATTAAGAAATCATCATTTATTACAAATGAGAAGGTTTATATTGGAGATTCTCCAGGAAATATAACAGATCAGTATTTTGGTTATGTTGCTACAAAGAAGGGATGGCAACCTAATAGTTCTATTATTAGATTAGAAAATTCCAATAAGAGTGTTAAGGCAGGTAATGTAATAGTTGGTGTAAACTCAGGAGCATATGGATATGTAGATGAAGCATATAACGCTAGAACTGAAGCAAATCTTGGTGCTGTAGTTGAAACTCCAAAACAATTCTTAGATACTAAATCTCATATTGGATATGGTGTATACAAAATACAGGATAGTTTAAAATATCAAAAGTTTGCTTATGAGATATCTTCTCAAACACCTTTCCTTAATTGGAGAGAGGGTTATCAAAAGGCAGCACATCCTGCTGGATATAGATTATTTGCTAACACTGAGATAAAGAATAGTGCCCTTATGGGTAGATATGATATGCCTGAAAATGGTAAGTTTGACGTTGTTGGAGAAAAGGTTGATATTAAAGGTGGAACTACATTAAAGGTTTCTACTGACGTTGATAGTATAGTAAGAATGAATCAGAAATATAATTATCTGGTTACTAGAAATAAAGGATTTGATGAAGTTAGTGTTCTTAATAAATTACTTACTGATGTTAAAGATATAAAAACATCAGTTGTTGCCGTATTTGATGATATATCAGATCAATTTGATGGAGTAGAAACTAGATTTGAACTTAAAGTAGTTAATCCAGCTAATCCTAAAGATGCTAACGATAATATCAATTATATTGAAGGATATAATGTAGACCAAATGGTTATTATCCTTGATAATATTGTTCAGACATATGGAACATCATGGATTATAACTGACTCTGATAAAACTCTTGATTTCACTGAATCAGTAAAAGATCTTGGTGAATTAATGCCAGCAGGTGAAATATTAACATATAGACAGTTTAATGAGGATATGGTTATTCATAATCATAGCTCAACACAATCTGCTGCATTAACATCTGGAAATGCTATTCAATTAGTAGATTCAGTAACTACTAATGCATTCCCTGCATCAATATACACATCTATAGATGAAGATAATTGGATGGTCTTTATTGATGGTGTTGCACAGTTAAAGAGTAGTTTTGTTATCGCTTCTAGTAATAATGGAGAGATTGCTTTTAGTCAAGACCTTGCAGGTGGATCTCAGATAAATGTTCGTTTTATGAATGGATATTTGAAGAATGAATTTACTAGTGGAAGTGTAACAGCATTAACTGCAGTAACATTAACTAATAAACCTTCTAGTTCTACCTCTAAGGAAAGTTACTTTGTATGGGTTGATGGTGTATTACAGTCAACTGATGATTATGAAATAGATGGAAGTAAAGATATAGTGTTTGATTATGGATTCTCTTATGATAGTATAATTATTATGATTGATCCTCTAGGAGTATCGCTAGAGTCATCTACTCATGGAATTATTAATAATCAATATGCTTATAAGATTGATGATGGACAGCTTGTTATTCCAACAGGTACAGTAATTAACTCAAAAGAGTATCTTGTAGATATTGCAGGTGTAGTCCAAACCCCTGATGTTGCATATAAGACAATAACAAGTGGTGTTAGGAAAATTAACTTCTTTGAAGCACCACAAAGATACGTAAGTCCTGATTCAACTGTAGGTAGACAGTTTGTTGGTATTCTTTATAGAAGAAGAGGTATTGGTGACCAAACTACTATTGCTGGTCAAAGTATTCCAGCACCTAGTCCAATAAACTATCAGTTTGATGACGTTAGTAAAAATGTCATCATGGTTAAGGAAAATCCTGTTGATTTTGTTGTTGGTGATTATATTGTCACATCTACCTCTTCTGGAAGAATAGAAGCAATAGAAGATGAACTTAATAAGAAGGTAGTTAATACAGGAATAACTTCAACTGTTGTTGCTAATGCTGGAACATTTAATCTTACTTTAGCAGATATAGTAGGATTGAATGTAGGAGATAGGGTTAAGTATAATGCTTCTATAGGATTAACTAGTCCTGATGATGATGAATTAGAAATATCAGCAATAGACAATGATCCAGATTCTGGTACTTATCTACAGGTAACATTTACTAATATTAGTGGTGGTAACTTAACTATTGAGGTTTTAGACCTAAGTTCTATTAGAATTAATCATTATGAACTATGGGTAGAAGAATTAACAACATCTAATGCAAATAGAGATCTTGCATTTGTTTCTGGAGATACTTTAGAAAGTGGAGTTGTATCTGCTATATCAACAAACACTGCTACTATTTTGAATGAACCATTTGGTTTATTAACCTCAGAGACAGTATTTACTGTAGCAAGTTCTACTGGAATCACTACAAATGATTATTTGGTTATTGATAACTATGAAGTAGTTAAAGTCAGTAATGTATCAACAAATGATATAACTGTTACTAGGGCTCAGTTAACTACTAGTAATGATAGAGTATTTGCTAATGGTACTACTGTTAAGAAGATAACCCCAAGAACCCTTACTGCATCTGGTTTCTTTAGAGGATTTGATGGAGAGAAAACTTCATTTGAATTAAAGAAAGATGGTGAAAGAGTTGATATACCAGTTAATGCTGAAATTTTCATAATAGTTAATGGTATACTCCAAAAGAGAGCTATATCATATACATTTCAAGAACTTGGTACATCCCCTAATGAATATACTGTAATTAATTTTACTGAAGCACCAGAGGATGGAGTATCATTTAATTCTTTCTATGTTGGTGAATTGATTGGTATTCAAGATATGTCACCATATTTCAATGGTCTTGATACTGTATTTGATTTGAGAAGTACTAATGGTGAGATATTCAGTTTGATTCATAAATCAAAACCAGAAACTAATATAAGTGCTAACCTACTATTGTTTATTGATGGTGTATTACAAATACCATCTACTAAACAATTTGGAAGACCTCAAGCATATCCTGATTTAATTACAGCATTCACTTTACTTGGTAGTGTTGTTGAATTTACTGCTACACCAAGAGCAGGATCTAATTTTGAAGGGTATATATTTGTTGGATCTAATGATGATTATGATAGTGTTGATATTGATGCAACTGTTGAGGCAGATGATGTAATCATTCAGTATGATGAAATAAGCCCAAGAATTATTAATAATGTTATTAGTAGTACTACTTTATCTGTAAATGATAGTGGTGGTACAATACTTGGTGCAAAGTCCATAGATGTAACCCCTAATGGTACTGACTGGTTCCAAGCAGATTTACATAAGAAAGCAAGAATTAGAGAGTCATTACGTGCCAGAAGAACTCTGAAGAGTACTATTAATGGATTTGGATCAACGAATTCACCATATCCTTTAGCTACTAAGATTTGGTATGGATCTGCTATAACTAAAATGTCTTTAACGGATATATCATCAGATCTTCCCACTTCACCTGATGATGAAACTGGTAGATTTAGTTTAGTTCTCCCAGCTACAACCAACTTTGGTATAAGGAAGATTAACTGTAGATATACTTCATTTGTACCTAGACCAACTACTTCTGATGTTGATGAAATTCAGGGTATAACTGTTGGTTATGATATTCCTTTTGATCAAATAGTTAAATTAAATGCTACTGCATCTGGGGAAACGTTTAAAACATCTATTGGTGGTACTAATGGTGATGGTAGTATTGATACTATTGATACTAGTACTATTACATATGATACTACTAGAACTTGTACTCCAGTTAGATGGGATCAGGCAAATAGATTATTATATGTCAAGCTGGGAGATAATCAATATCCTATATTGACATCACATACTATTAAAGGTCATGCAGTAGATACTGATGATCTTGTTAATGAGTATCAAACCATAGCAACCCATATATTTGATGCTACAAGTGGTTCAGTTGTAAATACAACTGATAACACTATAACTATTAATAGTCATGGGTTTGAGCAAGGTGAGGTCATTTCATATGATAGTGATGGTGGTACAGCAATTGGTGGTCTAACTGATACCAATCAATATCATGTAGAGAAAATTGATGATAATATAATAAAATTAGCAGCATCTAAAACAGATTTAGAAGCTGATAACTTTATCTCCCTATCCAGTGGTGCTGCTGGAACTGAGCATCTGCTCTTAAAGGTAGAGTTTATTTATAATTTCTAGTCCTATAAATAAAAAGAAAACCGTCAGACAATGGCAGCGATTTTAACTGATAAATTTAGAGTAGTATTTGCTGAAAAGTTCAAAGATGCTATTGCTCTTAAAGAAATACCTGGTATATCCAATGTTTCTGCTCTTCCTGCTTCTGCATTAGCAGAGGTCTGGTTGTTTTTTGCAAAAGCAACTAAATGGTCGGATTTTAATACTGGTTTACCTGTAAACGTACCTGATAATCCTATTGACAATCAAAGTCAATCATTTAAGATTTATGATCAAATTCTTGGTCTAAAGCGAGTTACCTCTGCCGAAATGCGTTCTGTTATTAGAAACAATAAGTGGGCAACTGGTACTGTATATGATATCTATCGTCATGATTATGGTGATATTACTAATGTTGCTGGTAATGTTACTACTTACGTTCAGTCAAATAATTTTGAACAGCATTTATATGAAACTAATTTCTATGTTGTCACATCTGAGTATAAGGTCTATAAGTGTTTAAGTAATAATAGTAACGGAGAATCTACTACAGAACCATCATCTACTTCTAGTGCTCCATTCACTTTACCTGATGGGTATGTTTGGAAGTATATGTTCACTGTTAATGCTAATGATTTTGAGAAGTTTAAAACTGATGAGTATGTACCTGTCCCAGAGGATAGTGCAATTGATTCTTCAAATGTAATTGCAGCTGCTGCAAACTTTGGTGGGTCAATTTATAATGTATTGATTGATAATGCTGGCAGTGGTTACTTAGCAAACACTGAATTTGATATTATTGGTGATGGAACTAACGGTAAGATTAGAATTACCTCTACTAATCAAAGTGGTGGTATAACAGGCGTTAAGGTGGTTAATCCTGGTCAAGGTTATACATTTGGTCAAATTAACTTATCTACTGGTACAAGTGGTATACTAAAACCTGTAATCACAGGTAAAGAAGGATTAGGTCAAAAGATAGGTAGAGAGTTGGGTGCATATAGAATAGCAATGCACGCAAAATTAGAAAAAGATGATTTCATTTTTGGTAATGATTTCCATGTTGTTGGATTGCTTTACAATCCAGTAGTAAGTACATCTTCTGGTATTGCTATTGGTACAAAGCAACTTAAGTTAACAAGTCCTTTGAGTGATGCTACTGATGGTCATTATGATGATGCTAAAATAACTGGTTCTACTAGTGGTGCTGGTGGTAGAGTAGTACACTATGAGACAGATGGTACTCTAAGTGGTGGTGTTTATATAATATATTACACTCAAGAAAGCCAATTAGAGTATGGTCTAAGTAGTACAGGTGCTAAACCTAACTTTGTTGCTGGTGAAGATATTTCAGTTGACCCTGACCAAGGTGGTAGTTCTGAAAGTGTAACTATTGATTCTGATGCATCAATTGCAGTTAAAGATTCAGAACTAACGAGAGGTTCTGGTGAGATCATCTACATAGATAATAGGGCTACAATTTCGAGAGCCGAAGACCAAACAGAAGATTTTAAGATTATCGTAGAGTTCTAAAATGCCTCAGTCAACAGATCTTAATACACCTCCATACTTTGAGGATTTTGACCCTGATAAGAATTTCCATAGGGTGTTATTTCGCCCTGGATATCCACTTCAGGCAAGAGAACTTACACAGTCACAATCTATCTTACAAGATCAGATAGAAAAATTTGGAAAGAGTGTTTATAAAGAAGGAGATCAGGTAGTTCCTGGTTCCGTAGGTTTTGATTTAAAATATACTGCAATACTGATAGAAGATGAATATTTTGGTATTTCGGGAGATTCTTTAGTTGCAGCACCTTCGGGTTCAACTACTCCTTATATTGTAGGTAAAACTATTGTCGGTAATACAACTGGAGTTAAAGCAAAGGTAGTTAATGCATTAACTTCTTCTCAATCAGAAAAGAGTAAGACGACGTTATATGTAAAATATATTTCTGCTGGTACTGCCAATACTAGTGGTACATTCGCTGATGATGAAATCATATTAGCACAAGATGCATTTAGTATTGGAACGACTGTTATACAGGCAAATACTGACTTTGCTAAGTGTGTTAGTAGTAATGCTACACATACAGGATCTTCAGCTAAGATTACTGAAGGTGTTTATTTCACTAAAGGGCATTTTGTAAAAGTATTAGAGCAAGAGATTGTTCTTGACCAATTTAGTACATCTCCTTCATATAAGGTTGGATTACAAGTTTTAGAAGAAGTTGTAACTCCAGAGGAAGATACATCATTAACAGATCCATCACAGGGATATTCTAATTATTCTGCACCTGGTGCTCATAGATTAAAATTAAAAGCAGTTTTATCAAAGAAAGCATTATCTGATACTTCTGCTACTGATTTTATTGAACTTTTACGTCTTGATGATGGTGATACTAAGAATTTCAATAATAGCAGAGAAACGACAAATATAGAAGATATATTAGCAAGAAGAACTTATGATGAATCAGGTGATTATGAAGTAAGGGCTTATGACTTTACAAAAGATGAGTGTCTTAATAATGGAATAAACAATGGTGTATTTGAAGTTAATACAACAACTGATGATGGAAATACTCCATCTAAAGATCTATTTGATATTGTAGTATCTCCAGGTAAATCATACGTTCGTGGTTATGAGATAGAGAATGTAGAAACATCTTATGTTGATATAGAGAAACCAAGAACTACTGAATTAGTAAACAATACAACTATTCCCACAAATGGTCTAGGTGCACAATTCCTAGTTAATAATCCTAATAATGGTTGGTTAACACAAGCAGAACTTGCTGCTAATTTGAGTGGTGTAAAGAAAGTTCTTTTAAAGGAATCTGGTGGTGCTACTATTGGATATGCTCTATTTGTTGGGCATGAAGATGTTAAAGTAGGTAATGTTTCACAACAAAAGAATATAAGATTAGCAAATATTACATTCCTATCAGGATATAGTATTCAAAATTTACTTAATGGTGGTGATATAAACATTGGTGGTACTATAAACTGGACTAATAATACAGTTTCTGGTGGTGCTGATTATAATGTTGATAAACTTGTAGGTTCACCAACACCTTTATTCTTTAAGGTAAGTGAAGGACGTATTATAAAAACAGTATCAGATACTAAAGTACAATCAGTTCAAACCGTTGCTTCTGGCACTACTAGTGCTGCAAGTGTAGTTCAGGTTGCTGGAAACTATTTCTCTACCAATAAGGATGATTATACAGTAGCAGTTGATGGTGTTGCTAACCAATTTGTTGATATCACTAGCAATATAGTTATTACTGGTGGAACATTTGAAGCAACTGTTGGTTCAAATGCTGGTGCTTATCAAAGTGCTGCATTTACTTTAATTGGTCCAGAAAAGATTGATGTTCCAACTCAACATCTCATTTCACATCAAAAGATGAGATCAATTGAACTTATTAATGATGCTAAAACACCTCTTAATAATAATGTATTAACTCTTGGTACTACTAAAGTATCTAAGATACATGCAATTTATGAAGACAATACTGGTACTGCTTCTGGATCTGATGTTGCACCTAAAATAACTTTAATTTCATCTGCATCTACTACTTCATTTGAAGTTGGAGAAGTATTCAGTGGTATATCAAGTGGTGCAACTGGAAGAATAATTAAACAAGCAGGTAATGTTGTATGGTTTGTATATCTTAGTAATTCAAACTTTATTCCTAATGAAACCTTATTTGGATATAATAGTGCTGCAGAAAGATCTATAAGTGCAATTAATAGTCATGGTCCTGCAAATATTAAGGACAGATATATTTTAGATGATGGTCAAAGAGCTCAGGCATTTACTTATAGTAAGTTGTTTAAGAGATCTCCAGATAGTTCTATACCTACAGATAGTAAACTTATAGTTATTTTCGATCACTTTAAGACAGAAAATAATGATGGAGTTTTTACTACTGTAGAATCATTCTATAATGCTGACTTTGATAATATCCCAACTTATGAATTTGATGGTGAAATGTTATATTTGAGTGATCTTATTGATTGGAGAATTGATGCTGCAAATATACTCTCAGGAAATGGAGAATTAGATACAAGTCCATATAGTATTAATACTGGAGCTATTGCTGCTAGTACTGATTTAACTACTGCTAGTGGTGAATTTGCTAATACATCATTCACACAAACAGGAAGGTATCTGTTACCAAGTGGTACTACTGATGCAGATATTTCATATTATTTGGGAAGAATTGATATTCTTTATTTGGATAGGAATGGTAAGTTTATTAACAAAAAAGGTATTCCTTCTTTAGATCCGAAGTTTCCAACAGATGCACTTGCTAATGCAATGAAAGTGTTGACTATTACGATGCCTCCATACATAAGGGATCTTAATGATGTTAAAACTAGAAGGCATTATCAAAGAAGATACACCATGAAGGATATTGGTGGTCTTGAAAATAGAATTGAAAATATTGAATATTATACACAATTAAGTTTATTAGAAACAGATACTAGAAACTTATTCATTGCTGACGGTAGTGGTAATAATAGATTAAAGAATGGTTTCTTAGTTGATAACTTTGCATCTCATGCAATTGGTCAACCAAATGAACCAAATTATAAGTGTGCTATGGATACTTCTCTAGGGGAGTTGAGACCACAGCATTATACTACTAATAGTAGTTTAGTATATGAAACTGAGCCAACAGATTACCAGAAAGGTGATTTCTTAATGCTCAATTATACTGATTTATTATTAATTGAACAACCATATGCATGTGTTCTTGAAAATGTTAACCCATTTGCAGTTATATCTTGGGTTGGTACACTTAATGTATTCCCAGCTTCTGATGATTGGATAGATGAAGAGCGTTTACCTGAATCGCTGACTGAAGTTGAAGGTGATTTTAATGCTGTTATGAAGGATCTAGACATAGATCCTAATACTGGTTTTGGACCTACAGAATGGGGTTCATGGCAAACACAATGGACAAGTACAAGTAGTTCTACTAGTAATTGGAGTGGTGGTAATAGATGGGGAACTAGAACAACTACTACAACAAGTACTGGACAAGCTAGGTCTGGAGTACGTGCTAGAGTAACTCCACGTCTCGATAGAAAGGTTTTAGGTGATAGAGTAGTTGATACTAAGTATGCACGTTGGAAGAGATCTAGAAACATCTCTATAACTGGAACAAGAATAAAACCAAATATTAGAGTATATCCATTCCTTGATGGTAAAGATGTATCTTCATATACAACTCCTAAGATAATTCAAATTTCTATGACTGCTGGATCAGTTGCATTTAATACTAATGAGGATATTGCAGTTAGTGGAAATGTTAATAGAAAATTTAGATGTAATTTAGAATTGCCTCAAGGAGGAATTGCTAAACTTAGTAAACCTTACAGTATAGACCCATATACTGGTAATACAATTACATCTACTGCATATAGTACTACATCTACTTTTCTTAACTTAAACATCAACACTATGCAGAAGTTGAATGGAAATGATAGTGGTGGATATCTTTTAGAAGGTGATACAATTGTTGGATTAACTAGTGGTGCTACTGCTACTGTAACTAAGAAACATCTTATTGCAGATGAGTTGGGTAATTTACGAGCAAGTGTTTATATTCCTGATCCAAATGACGATTCTAATCCAAGATGGAAGGTTGGTGAATCTATTTTAAGATTAACTGATAGTTCAACTAATTCATTAGTTCCAGGAGATGCAGATAGTTCTGCAGAAGGTACTTATAGTGCTAGTGGTACTATATTAACTAAGCAAAGTGATGTTCTTTTGGTAAGAAATGCTGAAGTTGTACAAGATACAGTTACTGATAGTAGAGTATTAACATCATCATCAACTAGTACAAGAGTTACTGGTTGGTCTGATCCTCTTGCACAATCATTCTTAGTACAAGAAGTTGGTGGATGTTTTATATCTAAAATTGATGCATTCTTCCAATCAAAAGATACTTCATTACCAGTTACATGTCAAATAAGGGAGATGGTTAATGGGTATCCTGCTCCTATTATATTAGGTACTGTAAACTTAGATCCAGATAGTGTTAATATAGACGATACTGCTACTACTGCTACTACCTTTACATTTGATACTCCTGTTTATCTCACAGAAAATAGAGAATATTGTTTTGTACTTTTAACTGCTTCTGTTGAGTATAAAGTTTGGTTGTCTGAGATGGGTAAAGATGATTTAAGTGGAGAAAGAATATCTAAGCAACCATATGCTGGTGTTCTATTTAAATCTCAAAACGCATCTACTTGGACTACTGCAGAAATGCAAGATATGAAGTTTAGGATTTATAGAGCTAAATTTGATATTAGTGAAACTCCTAGTATTACATTAAATGTTGATACTAGTGGAAATCTATTTTATAATAGGTTGAGAAGAGATCCTATTGAATTGACTGTCAATAGTGGAAGAATGAAGGTTTGGCATAAAAACCATGGAATGCATGATTCGGCATCTTATGTTCAGTTGAAAGGAATAAGTAGTGAAATTATTGCAGATTTAGATGCAGATTTCAATGGTGCTGCAGGATCGGCAATAACTTTAAAAGGTTCTCATAGTAATTTCAAATATTTACAAACTACTAAAACAGTTGCATCACTAGGTATTGGTGCAACGTCTATAGTTGTTAATAATAACACTGACCTAAAGGTTGGAGATGTTGTTACTGAAGCAAGTGGTAATATGTTTGCTGCTAATACAAGAGTAACTAATATTGTTGGAACAACAATTACTATAGACATAGCATCTACCAATACTGGAGTTGAGAGTTCTGTAAGTGTAATATTTACTAATCCAATTAAAGGATCATTACCATCAAATACAAATCCAGCTTATATTAAGATAGGTGATTGTGTTTACAGTTATAATCCTTTAAGTGTTTCTGCTGAAACTAATAATCAGTATAGTATTACTACTATTGCATTATTAGAAGGTACAGCACCAACTAGTGGATTTAAGAAAGATTCTGAGTGGCAAGTAGAACATTACGTTGTTAACGGTATACCATTAACAGAGGTTAATAAGGTTCATTCACAATTAGAGTATATAACTCTTGATAGTTATCAAATTGATTTAAGTTCTTTAACAAGAACTCTTGCAACAACTAATACTACTTTTGGTGGTAATAATGCTTTTGCAAGTAAAAACGTTGCCTATAGTCAGTTAATGCCTTTGATTGGATTCAGAGAATTACCTGGAACTGAAGTAAATGCTTCATTTAAATCTACTAGTGGAACATCAATAGGAAATTCTGCATACAGTAGTCCTGGTGCATCATCAGCACCAGATCAAAGGGCATATAAAGCAGATCCAGCATTTTATCCAGTGGCATTAAATGAGGAAAATATTTATATTGTTCCTAAGGTACTTGCTTCTTCTATTAATGAAGAAAGACAAATGGTTGGTGCTAAATCTGGTCAATTGCAATTTACACTTTCAAGTACATCAGATAATTTAAGTCCTGTTATAGATCAGGACAGAATGAGTATTGTGACTACTGGAAATAGGGTGTGTGACTTTGATGGTAATGTATCTGATGAATACTTCTTTAATAATGATGGTACTTATAATATTGGTAATAGTCCTAAGTATGATTTCAATGCTGCCAATTATATTACTAAGTTAATAACAGTTGCTAATGAGTGTACTTCTTTAAGAGTAGATTTTGCAGCATTTAATAATTCAGAAACTGATATTGATGTTTACGTCAAGTTATTATCAGGTGATGAGAACAATCCTGGAGAACAGGATTGGGAAGAAGTAACTACTACTGCATATGCAGTAACTAAGAATGAATTTGATGTTACTGATTATACCTATCAAAAGGATTTAACTGCTAAACAGTTTACTCAGTATCAAGTTAAAATTAGAATGAGGTCTCGTAATTCTGCTGTGGTACCATATATTAAGGATTTAAGATGCATAGCTCTAGCTTAATACCAGTAGAAGGTAATCCAAATTTATCACGTGATCCGAAGACGGGAGCAATATTAAATACTAATCGTAGCGAATATGAAAAGTATATTACTCAACGTAATGAAAGAGAAACAGATAAACAAAGATTAACCCAATTAGAATCGGAGATTTCAGAAATTAAGCAGTTGTTAGTTAAATTGACAACTGGTATAAATACAAAATGATGTAGGAATAAGTAATGCTAGCTGCGGTAACCAATTTAATTGCTTATCAGGGTGCTGATTTCACAAACACTTTCTATGTAACCAATGATAACGGATCAAGTTTCGACTTATCTGGATTCTCGGCTGCAGGAAAGATAAAGAAGCACTATACAAGTAACACATCAGTAGATTTCGGGGTACTAATTGTACCACCGTCAACTTCTGGTGCTATTACCATTTCTTTAGGAAATGGTGTCACAGCAGCAATGACCCCTGGTAAATACGTCTATGACGTAGTGGTAACATCATCTCAGAATGTTAAATCCAGAATTCTGGAAGGTGTGATAACTATAGTAGAAGGAGTAACTGTATGACCAGGGTAAGATTTGGGGATCAAGTATCTCCACAAGTGTCTAGAATTGCTATAGGTGGGGCAGCAACGCTGCAAAACCTAGCAGACGTTGATACAAGCACAGTGGGGCTTGCAGATGGTTATGTTTTGGTATATGACTCATCGAGTCAGAAATTTCAAACAACAAATGTTCTCAATAGCGTAACAGTAAACGGAGGTAGCTTCTGATGGCATCAACCATCCTAGTAAAAAGAAGTACGGGAACAACTGTACCAGGTTCACTGGAGTTCGGTGAAATTGCATTAACAGTTGGAACTGGTACTCAGGTTAACCGAGGAGATAGAATCTTCATCGGTGACAATAACACCACAGTTCAAGTAATTGGAGGTAAGTACTTCACAGACATGCTAGATCATGTCCATGGAACTCTTACTGCAAATTCTGGAGTTATTGTTGATAACAATAGTAAAGTAGATAGATTTAGAATAGACGATATTAATATAGACGGTAATGTAGTTGAAACTGATACTACAGACCAAGATATGATCTTTCGTGCAAATGGCACAGGTAAGATTGTAGTAGAAGACAGTCAAGAAGTTGAATTTGGTACTACTGGAGATATCGAATTTAAATTTGATGAAGTAGCAAACGTTCTAAGATTAGATCGAGTTGGTGCTAACACACCTGAATTACGACTTCAAGATGATCTTAAGATTCAGTTTGGTTCAGATGGAGACGGTGGTATAAGATATGATGAAGCATCTATTGATAAAGTAAGAGTTGAAGGTGCTAGCTGGCAATATGATAATGGAGTTACTGTTCAGTTTAGTGATCTAACTGATGCATCTAATAGGACTACTGCTTCTATAATGCTTGCTGGTGGTTTAGCTGTTGATAAAATTGCATGGATTAAGGAACTTAAAGTTGATGATGATGCTGCTATTGGTACATCAAACACAGACCAATTAACTGTTGAATCTACAACAACATTTAATGCTGCTGTTAACTTCAACGGAACTAACACATATGGTGGTACTACTAGTATCACAGGTCAATTTAACGTTGACAACCTTAGATTAGATGGTAATACCATTTCTACAACTTCTGGATCACAAATAATATTAGATCCAGACCCAGTTAATGGTGATGCTGCAGGAGATCTTGTTGTTAGGGGTAACCTTCAAGTTGCTGGTACAACAACTACTGTTAACTCTACTCAGATGACAGTAAATGATCCTGTGTTTAACATAGGTGATACTACTTCGGAGAAAGCGGTAACAGCAACAGCAATATCAAATAGTAGTACTGTTAATATTGATAATCCTTCAGGGATTGCTACTGGTGGATTAGTAACTGGAACTAATGTTGGTAGTGGTGGTAGAACAATTAGTAGTATGGATGTAGTATTCCATGCTGCTGGATTTAGTAGTGCTCCAACTGCTGGAGATAACATATATCACAAGAGAGGTGGTGTATATGAACTATTAGGTACTTTTGTTTCACAAACAGGATCTACAGTTAGAATTACACTTGCTGCTGCTCTTTCTCTTAGAGAAACAGCATTCTATGAGACCAATGAGTTAACTGATGGAAACTCTGGTACACCTCAGGCAGTAACAATCAATAAGGATGCTACTGACCAAACATGTTTTGAGACAACAGTTCTTACATTAAACGCTGGTATATCTGCTCAGTTAGATATAGGTGATTTTGTCACTATTACACAGGGTTCTAATGATGGAATGGATCGTGGTATCCAATATTCTTATCATAATGGATCTGCAATCAAGCATGGATTCTTTGGTTTCGATAGAACTGCAGGTAAGGATGGTTCTGGTGCATTTACTTTCATAGAAGATGCAACAAATACTAATAACATCTTTACTCATACATTTGGTGCAATTCAAAGTGTAGCAAAGGAGAAAGATGATAAAGATTATGAAAGTGGTACAACAATTGCTGGACAAGCATCTCAGACATATACAGGTTTATCTGCCTCTGGTGGACAAGGATCTGGGGTAGAATTTACCATTGGAAGGGATGGTTCTGGTATTATAACTACTATAACTATAACCACTAATGGTACATATTATGAAGAAGGTGATTTATTAACTATTCTTGGTAACGCAATAGGTGGTTCTGCAGGAACTGATGACTTATTGTTAAGAGTTACTGCAATAGGTGCAAATAGAGGAACCGTTGTTCTTGGTGAACTAGAACTAGATACTGACTTAAGAGTTGAGTATGGTGGTACTGGTAGATCTGAATTCAATACAAATGGTATTCTTTATGGTAATGGCACTAGTGAATTACTAGAAACTGCTGCTGCCAACATGAGCAATCCAGGTATTACTCCTGATGTTGCCACTTCATATCAACTATTAACAGTTACCTCTGGTGGTGTGCCTGTTTGGTCAGACACGCTTGATGGAGGTACGTTCTGATTTTAAACCCATGAATGATATAGACATTAATTCTTTAATTCAAATACTTCAAAAGAAGGTTTCTGATTTGACTTTAACAAATATCGTATTAGAAGCGAAAATAAAGGATTTAACCAATCGGTTAAATAGTAACATAGAAAATCCCCAACAAGAGAATGCTGTAAATGGCAACGAGAATTCAGCCAAAGAGGTCAACGACACCTAACTCTAAACCGCTAGTAGCGGATCTTAGAGATAAAGAAATTGCCTTAAATATTCCTGATCGTAAGTTATTCATTAATAATAATGGTACGGTTGAGGAATTACTTAATGGTGTACCTAATGACGAAACTATTACTACATCAATGTTCTCATCGAACATTACAGATGGTGTTGGTAAAACATGGTTCGTTTCAACAAATGGTACAGATAAAGCAACAGTGGGTGGTAACAACCCATTAAATACTGCTGCACAAAACTCAAATCAATGGGGTGCTACGGGGAGTACACCATTCAGAACTTTAAAATATGCTTTAGATAACTATGCACAGTCAGGGGATACTGTCATTGTTACTGCTGGTGAATACGAAGAGACCTTTCCTTTATCAATACCTGCTGGAGTAGCGATTAGAGGTGGTGGACAAAAGAATACATTCATTAAACCAAGTACAGGAACTAATCTATTAGATGCTTTCTGGATAATTGGCGATTGTATGATTGAGGATATTACTATTAAAGATTATTTCTATGATAGTGGTAATGATACAGGATATGCATTTAGGTTAAAGAGTGGTTATTCAATAACAACAGAAGGAAGAAGACCATATATTAAGGGTGTTAGTATAATAACAAAAGGTAGTGTTACTAGTGCAAGTGACCCTCGTGGATTTAACCAAGGTGATGCTGGTAGAGGTGCATTAATTGATGGATCAGTAGTAGCTACAACATCTTCAGAAGCTGTTATATTATTCAATGAGTGTACTTTTGTACTACCTAATTCTAGAGGTTTATATCTTAAAAATGGTGCAAGAGCAGAGTGGTTAAACTCATTTACTTATTTTGCACAAGATAGTATTGTTGGAGAGAACCCAGGTGGTTCAGGATTTGCTGGACAGGGTAAAACAAGATTAAAACTTAATGGTGTTACAGGAACATTCAATGCTACTGACACTATAGAGCTTAGAAATGCTGCAAATACTGTAATAGCAAGTGGTACTATTGATTCAAATGATGGTACTTATATAAAAATATCTGGTCAAGGTACTGGAGAATTCGTAGAAGCTGCTGCAAGCACAGATGGTAAATCAATCACAGTACAAGGTGATGCTCAGTTATCTACAACACAAAAGAAATTTGGTACTGCATCTGTCTTATTGGATGGAACAGGAGATTATTTAGAATTAGCAACATCGTCTGATTTCGGTTTTGGAACAGGTGATTTTGCTATAGAAGCATTTGTATATCCAACTACCATTGCTGCTGGAAAGATATTTGACTTTAGAACAGCAAGTCCAGAGGTAGCAGCATTGATTGATATGGATGGTAGTGGTACTGTCCAACTTAATGTAAATGGATCTAATGTTATTAGTGGTGGTACTTTAACTGCAAATAGCTGGTTTCATATTGCAGTTTCTAGAGTAAGTGGAACTACTAGTTTATTTGTTAATGGAACAAGAGTAGGAGCTGCATATACTGATTCAAATAACTATGGAAATACAAAACCATTAAAAATTGGTGCTAACTTAAATGGTGCTGATGCATTTACTGGTTATATTGATGAGATACGAGTTTCTAAAGGACAAGCAAGATATGCTAATGCTGCTTCTATAACTGTTCCTACTGCAGAATTTACACCTGATGTTAATACATCACTTCTTATACATGCTAATGGATTAAGTGGTAGTACTGAAATACTTGATGGTGGTATTACATCTCAAAATATTCAATCATCTAGTGGTGGTGCTGCACAGTTTATTACTCTTGCTGATTATACAGATTTTGGTGGAGAATTACGTTCTATAGGTTCTGCTTCAGTATATGGTACAAGAGGTATAACTGCTGATGGTAAGGGTGTTAGATTAAGATGTAGTGTTCATAATTTTGGATATGTTGGTTTAGGTGCTGATCAAAGTAATGATATTAGTAATGTACTTCAAGCAAATGAAGTTATTGAACAGAATGGTGGTAGAGCACTATTCACCAGTATGGATCAGAATGGTGACTTCCGTGTTGGTAATGCATTCTTTGTAGACCAAGAAAGAGGTACTGTTTCATTCGCTGGTGGAGATTCAGGTGGTACTACTTTTGACCAATTAACTGTTAGTGGTTCTGGTAATACTACAACTATTTTACCTACACAAATTACAGTAGGTAATTTAGGATTCTCTGGTGATCAAATTATTAACAATACTACTAATGGTATTGAATTTGGATCAACATTAGAGTTATTAGATGGTGATTCTGCAGATCCATCACTGACCTTCATTAACGATAATAGTTCAGGAATCTTTAGGGATAATGATTACACTGAATATACAATTAATGATGCAAATGAAGAAACTACAACAGTAATAGGTAAACCATGGGCACTTGGATTTAATGATTCAAGAAAACTACAAATTGGTAGAATTAACTGGTCTCTTGTAAATTTAGCTGTTGCTGCTTCAAATATTGGTACTATTACTAATGTTTCTCTTGGTACTAACTATTCTCCAGGTCAACATTCATCTCCAGTTACTGGTGGTGCTGGTACAGGAGCAACTTTAAATTATGAAATCTGGCCATTCACTGTAAATATAACCAACGTTGGTAGTGGATATACTCCAGGTCAAACACAACAAGAAGCTATTCAAAATACTTCAGGTAATGGAAATGGTGGTAGTATTGATGTAGAAGTACATGGTATTGAAACTGCAACTCTTGCTGGAGGTAGTGGTTATTATACTGGTGATCTAGGAAATGGACATACATTTGGTAATATTCCATTCCAAGGTGGAAGTGGAACAAACGGTGCTGCTAGTTTAGAAGTTGATGCTAATGGTAATATTGTAACTGTAACTATCACACAGCATGGAACAGGTTATAATAATGGAGAAGTACTTACTGTTAATAATAGCGATTTAATATACACAAATAACCAAGGTGGAGAATCAACCTCTGGTGGTGCAGGATTTAGTTGGACTTTAACAGCACAACCAGGATCTGTAAAAGCAATCACACCTGTGATGAACCCATGGGATGGTCAATTCTATAGAGTTAATGATGTAATAACATTTAATGATAGTATTTCTACTGGTTCTAACTTTAGTGCAACTGTAAATGCTGTAGGTATTCCTCAAACTGCTACTTTAGGTTCTGCAGGAGAAGGATATAACGTTGGTGATAGATTAAACCCTACATTTGTTATTGATACTGCTGATCCTGTTGGTGGAGGATCATGGAATGAACAAGCAGATGGTATTTTCAATTATATTACTTACAATCTTAAAGTAGACGCTGGTACTACTCATGGTGGTAATAGTTACTTTATTGATAAGTTAGATGGAAATGGCTGGGTAGAGCATCCAGATTTAACTCTTGAACGTGGTTATGCATATTCATTTGTATTCACAGATGGAAATGCTATGGCACATCCATTCCATTGGTCAACAACTGAAGATGGAACACATGGTGGTGGTACTAGATACGAAACAAATATTAGAAAGCATTGGGATTCTAATGGTGTAGAAGATGGATCACAGATATTTGTAACTGACGTTACTCCAGCTACTCTTCATTATTATTGTGAACAGCACCCAAATATGGGTGGTCCTAGTGGTCAAAGAAATCAGACAACCATGTCTGGTACATGGGGAACTGGATTAGCAGTAGATGTTGCTACTCTTTCTAGAAATAAGAAGGTTGAAATATTCACAGATGGTACTGCAAAATATGATGGAAGAATAACCAGTGCAGGTCTTACTGCAACACAGAATGTTCAGATAGAATCTGGTGGAAATTTAGTAACAATTCCAGCTGCTGGTCCTGTTGGTGGTGATATAACCTGTGGAGGTAACCTCACAGTTGCTGGTAATGCCACTGTAGACGGTGATTTACTCATTAAAGGTACTTCAGAGTTCTCTGCTACTGTAGGGGGTGCTGGAGAGGTTGCTATAGGTGATGTAAACGCTGATACAGTTAATATTAAAGGTGACGTATTATTCAATCCAGTATATGGAACAGCAGTACCTCCTGCAACAGTTGGTCCTTTAACATCTGCACAATTATTCTTAGATTATAGTGAAGCAAAATTTGGTTTCTTTGAATTTGAACCAAAGTCAGAAGTTGATATAACAGGTCGTCTTCATAATACGGCTGATGCATTCTTAGCATCTACTGGTGGAGAAACATTACATGTAGGTAGAGATCAAGAAACATATACAGCTAATCCAGGAATTACACTTGATGTTGCAGGAGATCAAAATTTAACTGGTCATATTATTGTTCAGGATGGAAGTGATATTGACCCATCAATAAGATTTACATCATCTGCCTCAGCTATTAATCCTCCTGGAATATTTGCAAATCCTCTTACTGGTGCTAGTTATGGAACAGCATTTACAAATGAATCTGGTAAGATACTTGAAGTAAATCCAGGTGAAGTTAAATTCTATAGAAATGCTGATTTTGTCTTTGATAAGATTGGAGATACAGTACTCACCAATGGTTCTGGATATGTAAATGGACAGTATGCAAATATCTCATTAACAGGTGGTAGTGGTGGAGGATTAAAAGCAGATCTTACTGTTGGATTTGGTGTTGATATTACTACAGCAGGTGCTGGATATAGTGATGCTGAATATGCCAACGTAAATATTACTTCAGTATCGAGTGTTGCTGCAGGTGCAATACAAACATTTGGAATCACTAATGGTGGTGCTGACTATGTTAACGGAACTTATACTGCTGTACCTATAACTGGTGGTAATGGAACTAGTGCAACTGCAGACATTACAATTTCTGGTGGAGGAGTAATAAGTATTGTTCCAAATAATACAGGAAGTAATTATCAAGCAGCAGATGCAGTAACAATATCAGCAGCTGATGTTGGTGGAAGTAAACTTTCTTCTGTTACTATTGGAACAGCTGGTACTGGATATACTGATGGAACTTATTTAAATGTTCCTATACTTACTTCTAGTGGATCTGGAAGTGGTGCTAAAGCAAACATGACTGTTTCTGGTGGTGCTGTAACGGTATGTACAATAGCAAATGATCAGGGTGGTGGTTATACTTTATCTGACACGCTGACAGTAGATGGAGACGAACTTACTGTTGCAGTAGCAAATAATGGTACTATAACTGCTGCAGGAAATAATTATGCAAATGGTTCATATACTGGCGTAGTAACCACAATGACCAATACCAGAGATGGTCTTGCAGGTAATGGATTAACTCTTGATGTTGTCGTTAGTGGAAATCAAGTAACAGGTGCAACTATAAATGCTGGTGGTACTAACTATCAAGTTAATGATACTCTAGCCGTTGATAGTGGAAATATCGGAGGAACTGGGGCAGGTATTATTAATACAGTTAATATTACTAATGCTGGAACTGGATATACTGATGGGGTTTATCCTGGAGTTGCACTTACTGGTGGAACTGGAAGCAATGCAACTGCTGAAGTAACAATTAATGGTGGAGCAGTAGATGTAATAACCATTACCAATGGTGGTAGTGGATATTCTTCTAGTGATAACTTAGGACTTACTGGATATGCTGGAGCACAATTAACCGTTACTGCTTTGGTATCACCTAGTGGATTTGAATTTACAGTTAGTGCAATTACTGTTGGTAGTGGAGTTGTTCTTACACCTAGTAATGTTATTACTGGTGCTGGTTCAGTATTATCTGTTGCTACAGTTTCTACAGGTACTGGTGGATCTAATGGTACAGCAAATATTACAGTTATTAGCGGTGCTGTAACTGCTGTAGCAATTTCAGATGCTGGTACAGGATATTCTATTGGTGATACAATCAGGGTCAATGATGCTGATATGGAATATGATGATGGTGCTGGAAATATAGTCACCTCAGCTACTCCAACACAACAAATGTTACTCACCATTGATACATTAGGTGAAGTAACAATTGCTACAATCTCAGACGAGGGAGAAGGATATAAAGCTGGTGATGAGATGACTGCACCTAATTCAGAATTAGGTGGAGTTGGTTCTGGATTTAAATTAACAGCAAGTACTATAGTATCAGAAACTACTGCATCTATAGATGAGAAAACAGGAACACTAACAGTAAAAGTATTCAATTCTGATTTACTTACTATTGGTAGTTCTTTAAATTTAACTGAAGCAGGTATCTCTAAATTAACTGGAGGTAATTTACTTCTTTCTACAGTTACTGATAGTTTCGTCCAAATGGGTGGAAATCAGGCAACAATGATTCCAACAGGAACTAGTGCACAACGTCCTGTTGGTCAAGAAGGTATGATTCGCTATAATAGCGAAGTTAAACAATTTGAAGGATATAACGGAATATCATTTGTATCTTTAGGTGGAGTTAGAGACGTTGACCTTGATACTTATGTTACTGCAGAAAATACAACTGCTTTAGATGATGATACATTTAGATTTTATAATGAAAATGTTAATACAATAACTCTTACTAAAGACATATATCAGATTAGTAATGTAGATGAGTTTAATCATGTAGATTTAAATAATGTATCTCTTTGGGTAGAATCTACTGCAGTTGTATCTCCTTATGATGCTTCAACTTTTGATCCTACTGCTAATGTTGATACTTCAGCAAATACAATTACACTTACTGCACATAATCTTATAGAAAGTGTTAATGTAACATATCAAGGTACTGGAACAGATATTGGAGGAATTACTAGTGGTAATGATTACTTTGTACATGTTGTAGATGCAAATACTATACAATTAGCACAAGATGCTACATCTCTTGCTAACCAACAATATATTTCATTCTCATCAACATCTCCAGATGCTTCACATACACTTACTCCAGTAACTGCTACTGTAACTGATATTCTTTGGTATTCGGCAGACAATGTATATTCAGTAACAGGTACTGGTACCTTTGATGCTAGTGCTAGTAATTCTCCAACACATACTACTGGTGCTGTTGCTAATGGAACTGCACAATTAACTTGGGTTAGAACCATATATTCAGATCCAGTATATCGTGCAAAAGATATTGATTTTGTATTAGAGAATTTTAAAATTAATAGTGGTGCAATTAAATTTAATAGTGCATCAGTTAGTGGATCTATTATTAGTGATAAAGATACTTTAAATGTTGGATTTGATAACACTGGAGATAAAGTATTATTTGGAGCAACTAAAACTGGTGGAATATTTGTTAACACTGGTTATATTGCTGGTACAACTGCTAACATAGAAATATTAGATTATGAATTAAATGAATTTACTTTAAAAGATACTAAAGTATTATCAGCAGATGCAACTCTTGATACGGCAGTTGGTAACTCAACATCGTTAGCATTTAAACCATACACTGAAGGTTTCTCTGGTAAGTTTATGGTTGAGATAAAAGATAATTCAGCAACACCTAAGAGACAATTCTCAGAAATTAGTTTCCTTTGTGTATCTGATGGTTCAGCAATAATTTATACTGAGGTAAGTAAGATATATACTGATGTAGTCCTATGTGATGTTTCTGTAGATATTGTTTCTAACAATATCACATTACTTGTTCAAGATTCTCAAAATTCCTCAACGGTTGTCTATACCGTTAAGGCAATACACAATAGCATTCTAGCATAATGGCAACAAAAATAGTAAAATCATTTCAATCTGAAGGTGGATTCTCTGTAAAGGAGGCAACCATTATTGATGAAAATAGACACATTATTGATGCTGCTAGTGTAAAGGTTTTAGATGATTCTAATACTAGAACATTTAAGAAAGAATATGTTGTTCATGGTTCTTTGAATGATGCTACAACATCTATTGAGATGACACCAACTCATACAGTAGCAGCAGACAGAATTGTCTTTGTTACTGGATTTATGTTAGGTACTTGGAAAGGTTATCCAGTAGCTACATATAATGTGGGTGCTAATGATACAACTGTAACTTGTTCATTAGCTGAACATGGATTGAGTCAAGGTGATGTAATTAGTATTGAATTTCAATCACCTTATTTGTCATCTAATGGTAATTTCACAGTGGCAAGTGTAGTTGATATAAACACATTTACATTTACTACTACAAATCCTCTAAATGTCAATAACGCTGTTGTTGGTGCATTTTTAGAGATTACATCTATGGGTCTTAACTGGGAACAAGCAATTAAAATTGAATCTGCAGTTCTGAGTGATACATTGCAGCAACTAACTATTGCAGCACAAAATAAAACAGTTGTTAAAGATAACACTCCTCCAGGTCAAACTTGGGATATAAACGCTATCATTAACAATACAACTAAGGTTCTTACCTTTACTCCATCCGTCACAGCAGCAAAACTACAATATCGTGGTAATGGTGTTAGATGGAGTGGAAAAGTTGAAATAGTATATACCGAAAGGAACTACTAAACAAAGATAAATAAATCAATAGAGGAAGCATAGGATCAAATGGCTTTAGAATTAAATGCTGATAAGCAGATTATTCAGTCAGAATCACTCAAAATCAAGAATGACACGAGTGTCAGAATTGACTTAGGAGGTGGTGCTGACGAGAAGACGGCTATTTTTGGTAACTTAACAGCAGACGCTGATAAACTTGTTCGTATAGGTATCAATACCTTAAATCCTCAATATGAATTGGACGTTGAAGGTCAGATAAGAACGACCACATCTATTATTTCCGATACTGCTCGTATCGCAAACTTGGACATTGATACGATTGTTAACCCAAGTTTGGCTCTAAGAGCACCAGTTTTAAATACTTTTACAGATCCTAACACTAACGAGCTCCTCTATCCTCGTTCAACTACACCACCATATAGTGATGATAGTTCAAAGATCGCTACAACAAACTTTGTCTATAACATTGCTACTAACGACGTTGGTGGTCGTATTTACGTTTCAGCACAGATAGGTTCTGATACATTTGATGGACGTTCTGCTACAAAACCAGTTAGAACGATTAAGAGAGCAACACAACTTGCTGCTACAACTGTTGATAAAGAAACAATTATTGTTGCAGGTGGTGAATATTTAGAAGATAACCCAATTTCTCTACCAGATCTATGTTCTGTTGTTGGTGATAACATTCGTTTGACGATTTGCAGACCAGCAAATCCTGGCAAACATATGTTCAAAGCATCTGATGAGAACTATGTTACTGGTATTACTTTCCGAGATCAAGTTGATGGTAATAATATACCAATTAAAACTTGGAAATATGCTTATGTATTTGATGACAAGCAAAGATTCTATTATCCAAAATCTTTAGGTGGACAGTATGGTAGAACATTTAATTTAGGTCATAAGATTTCTGCTGCACAAGAGTGGAAGTTAAACTTTAATTCTAATGGTGGTGGAGTATTATTAGTTCCTGGTATTACAGTAACATCAGTTACAGGTGGTACTGGTCTAATTACAGAGGTTGTATTTGATACTGCTACAGATCAATCTGGATATGTTGTTATAAACAGTATTACTGGTTTGATTGAATCTACTGGTTCTGTATATACTTACGATGCAAATGATCCAGTAGTATCATATAATCTATCAGTTGCTAATGCTGAACAGTTAACTCCTGATGGACAGGTTGTTAAGCATCAAACTACACATGCTTCTTATAGTGTAGCAAAAGTTAAGTATGATCCTTTATTATATAAGAATGGTTTAATTGTAACTATTTCTGGTGACAATACTTATCATGATTATGAAGTTGGTCAATATGTTAGATTTGTAAACTTCCCAGATGCTGGAACATATGGTGATCTTGATAGATTTAATGGTCGTCAATATGTTTCTCATAGAATTGAAACTACTGATGGATTCAGTACTCAATTTGTAGTATATAAAGATAATCCAACAGATCTTGGATCATTAGGTGCTCCTAGTGGAGAATTGGGTGTTACTAACTTCGCTGTTACTGTAACGTCTGATGATCATTATGTTTCATTCTCTTTAGACAACTCTCCACGTAAGTTTGTAACGTCTACAAAGAATGGTAACAGGTATCTTGATGCTACAGATTTAATTGATAGAAACAAAGCAGGTATTGCAGATCAAGCATTAAAGAGAGCAAAGAAAGAATATCCAGCATTAATGTGTGCTGATGAAGCAAAATGTATTAATGATATTGGTTATGTTGTAGATGCTATTAACTATGACCTCACATGGGGTGGTAATGCAGCAACTAAGGAAGCAGCTGAATACTATTACACTGGTGGTGTATTAAATCACCTAGTTGGATCATTACAAGAAAGTGAGTATACATTTGCACAAGCAAGAGACCTGTCTATACAGGCAATGAGAAACCAGTTAGCATATGTTGATAGTTCAACAGAAGCTGCTATTACTCGTGTAGGAAGTCATACTAATACCTATAAATCTGTTATTTGGGATAACGAGAAATTTATTGCTGTAGGTGCTGGTGGAATGATCCACACATCTGCTGATGGATCTACTTGGACTGCACAAACTTCAGGAACTGCTAATACTTTAAATGATGTTCTTTTTAATAAGTGGGCAGTTGGAGAAAGAGGAGTACCAGAATATATTACTGTTGGTGATGCTGGAACAATACTAACATCTAATGATCCAACAGGTACTTGGTATAGTAAAACTTCAGGAGTAAGTGATACTTTACTCTCAATTGCTTATGATGGTACAACTTATGTTGCTGTTGGTGACAATGGTGTTATAAGGACATCTCAAAATGGTAACACTTGGGTTGCAGGAAATAGTGGTATATCTACTCAACTTAATGATGTAATATACAATGATGATTATGATACATTCTATGCTGTCGGTACTGCTGGTGTAATACGTAAATCTACAGATTCTGGTGCTACTTGGAGTGCATTAGAGAGTGGTACAACATCTAAGATCTTATGGGCTATAACATGGTCTGAAGGTAGGATGATTGTTAGTGGTCAAGATGGATATGTTATTATAAGTGATGATGGTGGTGTAACATGGGAAACTAATACTTTAACAAATGAAGTTACATCTGATCGTAATCAAGATGCTGCTGATTTATTATTAGGAAATAAGAAATTACTTGGTGCTCAAGGTTTATATAATTACCTACAAGGTGATGGATCAGGTCATACAGTTCCTACAGGAAATATGGCTTGTGTTGATGATATTGTAGATATCGTAGAAGCAATTGCATATAACTTAAGACATGGTGGAAATGATAGAGTATGGGAAGCTGCAAATTATTTTGTTGGTACAGTTCATTTAGATGGAGAAGAATCAGAAGCAATTGGTGCAATAAATGCTGCTATAGTTTTAGCTAAAACTGTAATTCGTAATCAAAGTATTACTGTTAACTATGTTAATGATGCAACTTATGTTGCCTCTCTTGAAGAACCATATAAGGCACTTACACAATTTACAAAACCAGATATTACTCTAGATTACTCAGAGGGTACTAGACATTCTGCTACTAATGCAACATATGATCCAGATACTGGTGTAGTTCAGTTAACCATTGCTAGTCATGGATTTGAGAATGGAGAGTATATTAAGATTGATACTGATGCATTGAAGTTTACCTGTAATATGGATGGTAACTTCTCTACTCACTCATATCCAAGAGCAGAAGATCCTGCAAATGATGCATGGTTACAGATATTTGGTAAGACAACTGATACTATAGATGTATTTGTTGGTAGAGCATTTAATACATCATTTGAACCTACTGATGGATCATACGATCCAGAAACTGGTTTGATGACTCTTACTGTTGGTGAAAACAGATTTAAAGCACCTTCAGAACATACAGTAACAGACGCTGCATATAATCCAAGTACTGGTATTCTTACTTTAACAGTTCCACATCATGGATTCTATGAAAATGATCATATCTTAATTGAAGATGGATCTATTAAATTAAGTTGTAACTTTGGTGGTGCTTCAGGTGCTGCTGCAGAAAAGGATTACCCACGTGCTACAGACCCTGTGAGTGGTCGCTGGCTAAACATATGGAATATAACCAGAGATACATTTGATGTACAAGTTTTAGATACTGTACCTTCAACAAACACAGACCCACATTCATTTGTTAGTGCAGTTGCTAATGGTCTTAAGCATTCATCTGAGAATGTAAAACTTAACACTGGTGGTGTATCATTTAGTTGTAATCCTGGTGGTGGAGTTCAGACAGTTGCATATCCGAGAAATACTGTTGATAGTTTAAATACTCCAACAGGTGCAACATATGATCCTGCAACTGGTGTATTCCAAACAACAATTAATAGTCATGGATTAAAGAATGGTGACTGGGTTAAATTTGCTACAGGAACATTTAGATTCCAATGTACTATGGATGGTGGTAGTTCTCCTAAGGATTATCCACGTGCCTCTGATCCAGTTAATGATAAGTGGTTAAAGGTAACTAATGTAACTGCAAATACTTTTGAAGTTAATGTAGGTAAATCTCCTATAGTAGGATTTGATGCATCTTCAGGTTCATATGATGCTGCAACTGGTATATTAGAACTTAATATCGGTGCTCATACTTTAGCACAAGGTACTTCTGTTAAGATTCCTAAGGAATCCTTACAGTTCAAGTGTGGTATGGATAATAATACCGCTACTAAAGTTTATCCTAGAACTACCGATCCAGCATATGATACTGCATTAGAAATTACTGAAGCAACAGCAAATACAATTAAACTTAATGTTGGACAATCTCCTTTAGTTAATCATGATATAACCAACGCTACTTACGATGCTGCAACTGGTCTTGTAGTAATGACACTTGTTGGTGCCCATGGTCTAACTCAAGATGAAAGTATTAGAATTGGAGATAATAAATTAACCTTTACTTGTACAATGGATGGTAATGCTACCAACCATACTTATCCAAGAGAAGGTGATCCTGCATATCAAACTGCACTTCCAATTACTAATGTATCTGGACAAGATATTACAGTTAATGTTGGAACATCTCCAATAGTTAATAAGACAGTAACTGCTGCAATTTACAACCCTAATTCTGGTGACCTAGTATTAACAATTGGTAACCATACTTTAAGACAGGGAACAAATATTAAACTAGCGACTGAATCATTAATATTCACATGTACTTTAGATGCTGATGATTCAAATCCTAATGGTGTTAGTCAAAAGTCATATCCTCGTGCATCAGGTGCTAACACATCTAATGGTGCTGACTATGCATATGATACACCTATACCTATTACAGCAGTAACATCTGACACAATTACAATCAATGTAAATGGTGGTCAAGGTGCTATTTCTGATCTTTCTACACATACATTTGTATCTGGTACTAACGCTGTTGTAACAGGTGGTAACTACACTCATACATGGGCAGGTGGAACTTCTACTGCTGCTGTTATTTCTGGTGGTGACTATCCTCATACATTCCAAACTGTAGCAGGTTTAACACCTAATGATGCATCATATAACTTCACTACTGGTAAATTATCTTTAACCTTTGCTAGTGCACATGGTTTAACAACTGATGATTACGTTAAACTTGATGAGAATGCAATATCATTTACTTGTGCTATGGATGGAAATACTGCAACTAAGCAGTATCCACGTACTAGTGATCCTACTTTTGGTCAGTTTGTACAATTAGAAAATGTAACTACACTTGGATTTGATCTTGATGTAGGTGCTTCTCCACTTGTAAGTTATAATGTATCTAATGCTGAATATACTCCAACGAGTGGTTTATTGAAACTTACTCTTAGTAAAGCAGGTACGGAAAAGCATGATCTTAAAGTTGGTACTAATATTAAACTGGATACAGATTCAATATCATTTAAGTGTGGTTTAGATAACTTTAATTCTACTAAGACATATCCTCGTGCAAATGGTACAGGTGGTGCTACTGCAGATGATCCAGGATACGATACTCCATTAACAATTATTGATGCTGATGATAGCTCCATTACTATTAATGTTGGTACTTCATCTGATACCTCAGAACATCAATTCGTTACTGCATCTGCTGGTGCTGTTAAGAGTGGTGGTGGATATGCTCACGTATTTGCTGGTGCAGCAAATAATTCAGTTAAGAGAGCACAGGTTTTATCAGGCGGTAACTACGCTCATACATTCGTATCTTCTCCTGGTGGTGGAGTAAGTAAGAAGAGAGATAGAGCATTTGATACTAATATTCCTGTAGTTTCTAAAACTAATGATAGCGTAACTCTATTTGTTGGTATAAGCACAAGTGTTTATGCTCATACTTTTGTCAGTGCAGCTCCTGCTGCTTTAATTGCAGGTGGTAACTACGTTCATACATTCTTATCTGCTGATGTTAATAGTATTATTAAGAATGGTGCTGAAAGTCCAACTACATCATGTACTGATGTTATTAACTCAATAGTTACATTGAATACTATTGTTACGTCGGCTATAACAAATGATAATTTAAACCATGCAGTCAAGACATATTCTATAGGTTCTGTTCAATATTCTGATCTTGATATTCAATCTGCTTTCCATGATGGGCATAGGTTCTGGTTAGCAGGTAGTGATTCAACTAATAAGAGTATGGTTATATCCTCTGAAGATAGAGGTAGAACTTGGCATGTTCGGAGTCAAAGAACTGCTGCACAGAATGCAGATTTTAGAACATTAGCATTTAGTGATACTACTGGTTTAGTATTAGGTGGTTCTAATGATATTAGATATACAGTTCAAGGTAGTGAATTTACAGATCCTGATGGGTTAGCAGCATTTAATACATCAATAGATATATTCTCAGATAATACAATTTCAAATACCTATGATGCAAATAGACATAGGGCTTGTGATGACGTAAGTAATGCAATCTATACTTTATGGAATATTGTTCTTGATAGAATTAATGGAAGAACTCCTCCTGCAACAACTTATGCATCATCATATTTCCTTGATAGTAATAATAAATTCTTCACTGTAGGTCATGCATTTGATGATCTACCTATTATTGAAGTATCACCTTATATCTTTAACTCTTCTGTAATCTCATTCCTTGGAGGTTCTGGTTGTGAAATTGATGGTAGTAAGTGTGCTACTCCTAACGTAAAACGTCCTAATTTACCTCCTCAGGGTAAGTCGATGGTTGCTGCTGCATTCACGATTATCTCATTCGGTGGTACTGGATATAATGTAACCAATGATGGTTATACTCAGCTGGTGTCTGTGTTCTGTATCTTTACACAAGACGGTGCTGTTGTTGAAACTGGTGGTTATGCATCACTAACCAACTCTGCATCTAACTTTGGTACTTTCGCATTAAGAGCAAATGGTGTAAGAGGAGAGGCATATAGTTTTGATAAGGGTGTTATTGATAACGTAACATTTACTGATATTGGTGTACCTAAGTTTACTATTACAGGTCTTGGAGCACCACCACTTGAGCACTATATTATCAGTCCTGGTGGATTTGAAGTTGCTGTACAATCTGGTCAGAACCCATTGTATTTCATAGAAAATACAATTTCTGCAACTCCAACTAAACCTATTACTGCTGAAATACAAGCAAACCTTGCAATGTCTGTTAGGGGTAACTTTAACCGATATACAGATTCATATGATCTGATTTATAATAATGCTAGGTATATTGCAGAAGAGGCATACTTTAAGACACTTCAAACTACATCCAATCCTTTAGATCAAGATAGAGTTAAGTGTATTCGTGACACAGAAGAAATAGTTAAAGCATGGGCAACAGACCTTAAATTTGATGCTAATGATGCTACATGGGATGCTGCTAAGTTATATGTAAATGCAAACTCTATTCAGCATATTGCTGGATATGTTGCAGCAACCAAAGAAGTTCTTGATGAAGCAAGAGATTTATGTAATAAAGCGTTAAATAACCAACTCAAAGTAAAAGGAACTACTTTAACTGCTGCTGAAACTACTGCACTCTATTATGTTGCTACTTGGACTGATGAAGTTCCATATGTAGATACTACTATTACACATGATGTAAGTACTGGTAATGAGTATACTAATACTGATTGTGCTAATGTTCAAACTGCTTTGAACACATTAAATACTCTATTTGATGAGATAATTGACAATCCATCTGTTACAACTCCTATGCCTTCAACAGCAGTTAGGGATGATGGATTCTTTACAATTAGTGCAAGTAATAAAAACAAACTACAGAGTCATAGAATTGATATAAGAAGACCATCCATATGTAACTCCTCATCACATACTTGGGAATTTGCTGGATCTGGTAATAACTATAATGCACTACCTCAAAACGGTGGTACTAGAGGTTCAGATGACACTGGAGATTATGAACAGGTATCTCAGAATAATGGACGTGTTTACGCTTCAGGTACTGACGAACTTGGTGACTTTAAGATTGGATACTTTGCTAAGGTAGAAAACAGAACTGGTAACATCACATTCGGTGGTACTGTTACTATCTCTGAAGTTGAATTCTTGAAGATTAAGGGTAACAATGTTGTTATCACAGGATTTGATCCAAGTAATACTTTAAATGCTATAGAACTAGGTGGTGCTGGTGCTAGTGATTCACTACTACCAACTCAGAAGGCAGTTAAGGATTATATTTCTAACCAGTTAGGTCAATACTTAGGACGTACATATTCTACTGTTCCAACACCTAATGCTCTTGTTCAGTTAGATTCATCTGGTCGTATTAATATTGACCAACTA